CGGCAACAAAGTCGCTTTTGTACCAAAGACGGCCTTGACCCATCGCTCAATCGCGGTGGAACCTCAAATGAATATCTTCGCCCAATTGGGCTTAGGTACTCTAATGAGGAAACGCCTACAATTGGCGGGTCTTAACCTCGATGATCAGACTCCTAATCAAGAGTCCGCTTATCTTGGGTCCGTCGATGGTTCTCTCGCTACCATTGATCTACAGTCTGCTAGTGATACGCTTTCTGTAGAGCTTGTTAGGGATCTTCTCCCCCCGAAGTGGTTCTGCGCATTAGACATGTGCAGGTCCAAAATAGGGAAGTACCGAAAAGAAACTTTTTGGTATGAGAAGTTCTCTAGCATGGGTAACGGATATACGTTTGAGCTTGAAAGCATGATTTTCTATGCTCTCGCGCTCGCTACTTGTGAAGAGGTTGGTACCCCTCACAAGAAGTATATTCGCGCCTTTGGTGACGATATCATAGTTCCGGTTCAAGCATATGATCGCTTGGTTGAGGTTCTCACGTTCTGCGGCTTTTCCGTTAATGCCTCGAAGAGTTATTCTTCTGGCATTTTTCGGGAGAGCTGCGGGCATGATTACTTCGCCGGAACGCTTGTCCGTCCTTTCTTTCTCGATGAGGAAATTCTTATGTTGAAAGTCTTTTCCGATTGGCTAATGGTCTCAGGCGCTATGCTTTCCGCCGCAATCTTGGTATCGGTTGCGATCGGAGGCTTAGGCGCCCTTGGCTATATGCTTATAATCGGCTTCCAAACTCTTGTCGGGGGCTTTGGGCTCCCGGTCGCGCCATAAGGCGCTTCGATCTCCCACAGGAAACTGTTGGAGATCTTGAGAGTGGTGACGGAGGTCTCCTCCTTGATCTGGATGAGATCTCCGCTTCACCGTTCCATGCTAAAGCTCTACATGGATGGGAAGGTTGGCTTTCCTCGCTTTGACTGCTACCATGCGAACGCATGGGCATGACGGGTATGGTTGGCTGAAATCGCTAGCTTATATCCTTTATGTTAGTAGGGACGGATTACCG